TTCAGGTAATAATATTTTTTGTTTTTGTCTTGGTTCTATTTCTGATAATTTTTTAAAATAATTTAAAATTTTAAAATCTTCAATATCAAAATCGGCATCAATATCAGATAATCTACTTTGTAAATTAAAAAAATTAACTACAAAATAAACAGCTTGATTTAAATCATTTATATCTTTTACTTTTTGTATTAATTCAAATATATCAAATGTTCCACAACTTCCTGTAAAACATTTAAATAATTGAGTATTATCATAATAATATAATTTATGACTATCGCCACCATGACAAATAGTTTTAGCTGTGATATAAGTGTTAAACATTTGCGGTTCTGCATCTAAATATTCTAATATATTATATATATCATTCATATCCAATTGTTCTTTTACTTCGTCTTTTGAATAAGACACTTATATCACCTCCTATTTTTTTATCATATATCCATATCGTTTTTCAAATAATTTAATATCTTTTTCTAATTGTTTTTCTTTTTCTTTTTTTTGTGTTAATAAACATTCTAAGTTATTTTTTTCTATTTGTATTTTAAATATATGACTTTTTATTTGAGATAATAATGTTTTATTATGTTCATATGTCATAGCTAATTCTAATTCTTTTTTACTCTTACATAATCTTGTATCAATCATATTAAGTCCTCATACGAATAGTTAAATTACTGATTGGTACTAATTCATAATCATATGTTGTACAAAACATACCATTAAAACGACATGTACCTTTGTTTGCATACATCCATATATAACATTTATTATATAATCCTCTACGATTTTTGTAAATAGATAATTTTACATTAGGCATCCGCATACCATCTTCAATTATAGATTGAAGTTTTTCTCTATCTTCTTCTGTAGTATCTAACAGAATCATACCTACATCAATTTTATCTCCAAGACTTTTTGCTCCGCGTAAAAGATTCTGATCAGGTATATCATCCTTTTTCCAATCGCCATTTAATTGTGTGCTAGATAAAATAAAGATATTATATTGAACTGCAATTTCTTTTAACTTAACTCCTAAAAGAAAAAGAATATTATCTTCTCGTAACTTGATTCCACCCGATCGACGGGTGATTTCTTCAAGTATTTTCATTGAAGTATGAATATAATCATAAAATACATATTGTACGCTATACATTCTAATACTACGTTTAATACAATTTTCTATATCTTTCAAATTAAAATCAGGAATTACTTCCACATACAATGGACTACGTTTAATAATTTCAATTGCATGTTGAATACGCTCTTGTTCTTCAAATCCAACAACACCATTTAAAATATATTCTTCATCAATATCTGCAATAAAAGCTACCATCATAGTTTGTAATTCATCTAATTCAAGCTCTGTGCTAATAAAAAGAGAAGGAAATGCTAAATCATTTTCAATCCATTCTCCATCAACATATAATTCATCACATCCACAATTACAAAAATCTGCAATCATAGTACGAGTTTTACCAACACCAGTTGCCGCAGACCGAAGATATACTTTACCTAAACGCATACCTCGTGTTACAGTATTAATCAAATTACCATACATTGGTTGTCCAACATCTGGCACTTCTGCTAAGGATGCAAATAATTCATCAATACCTGCAGATGCTATAATACTATTATCAGAAGAATTATCTACATATTCTGCCCGCACACGAGCTATTTTATTATCTATTAAATCAGATATTTCCTCAAGTTCAAGACTATTTAAATAAGCTATCTTTGCTTCTCTCTTGGATTGATTTAATTCATCTGGGTCATATATCCAAGAGACATCAACACCTATTTTATCATACTCTCTTAATAAAGTAAATTTTTTTGTTTGAGAATAATAATAATCAAAGTTACTTCTATCTGCTTGTTCCGCGGCCGTTAATATAAACCTAGCTCCATCATTAGCTTTATATGTTGCATAAGCATTTGGTCTTGATTGTAAATACTGTTCAATAGATTGAACATTAACCTGTCTAACTCCCATCGTATGCATATTAGATATTGCGGCATACAATATTTTATGAAAATCTTTTACAAAATCATCTGTAGTTAATATATATTTACTGTCATCATCTAAGATTGTAATATCATTAATAAGACAGCCTAATACTTGAACTAAAGAAGGTGTATCTGTATATTTTGAACTATTCAAATTACCTCCTTTAATTTAAATCATAAAATTTTACATGACGAGGACGTGTAATTGGTTGTGCTTTTCCAATTACTATTTTTTCTTCTTTAATAAAATCTTTAATATTTTTTCCTTTATTTATTAAAGCAATATTTTCTTGTTGTTGAACATATTTAATATATTCTGGATATATATATGGTACAATACCAATACCACCATTAGCTTTTTCAATACTTGCTTTTTTAATTTCATACCAATATATTAAAGTATTATAAATAGCTAATAGACTATATCCTTCTTTTTCTACCATACTTTTTATTTGAGATTCAATTTTTGTTCTCGAATATGTTTCTCCTAAAAGATGTTGCATTAAATCATGAATTTTTGTAGCATTTTCATAGCATTCTCTATGTGCATATCTGCGACCGATTTGAACAAAATCAACATCTTCTCTATAAAAATAACGTCCGCAATATGGACATTTTACTTGGGACTGTTTTGCCATATTCTATTCATTTCTTCAATATGATATTTAATTGTACCAAAACTAATAGGAGTATAATTAATGCGTTCTACGCAAACACAAAAATGTTTATGACTACATTTGTTATATATAGGATTATTATGAACATGACCAAATATATTAACATAAGGCATGTATTGATTAACATACATGGGTTTATGACTTAATATTCAGAAATCTTCTAAAATAATTGGATAATCAATTACTTCATCAAATCCTTGCTTAATATAATCTTGATTAGATGAAGTATCATGATTTCCTTTAATTAAAATTTTTGTGCCATTTAAATGACGAACATGATTATAAAGTTTACCAACATCTCCTAAATGATATACCACATCTGTTTGAGAAACGATTTTATTTCAATTATTAATAATAGTTTCATTCATTTCTAATACATTTTTAAAATTATTTCGCTCATACGTTAAAATATTTGTATCTGAGAAATGTGTGTCAGCAATAAAAAAAATCATTAATCCTCCTTACAGATACTTATTTTAAATATATTATAACAAAATTTTTTGTTTTTGTCAAATGCAAAAACCCGGCTTCCTAGTGGAAACCGGGTGAAATTAACTGGCGGGGCAACTGGCATCCGACGCCAATACCTCTTTCAAGGTACGATTCGCTTAGCAGGCGATCCTAGTTCCCTACTAGTTGTCTGCCCCTCTGGAGGAGAGTGTGGGGATTCGAACCCACGGAACCTCTCGGTTCGGCGATTTTCTAGACCGCTGCCTTCGACCGCTCAGCCAACTCTCCTAATTATAAGGTTTATATGCTGATACTTTTAGCTTTGGATTTAATGCAACAACCAATCTAATATAAATATCATTATCATCCTGATATTCAGCACATAAACCATCAATATATCCTTCTAAAGAAGTGTTTTCACTAGATGAATAATGAGTTAGTTTAAGATTGTGTTGTTTTAAAAAAGTTTCAACTTCTTCCAAATTTTTACAATATTTAATTTGAGCTAATTCATTGCCGATATTCATTCTATAGCCCATTACCAACCGCTTCCGTAAGATCATCTACAATAAGAACAAGTTGCTCTACTTGGTCACGAGACATTTCAGAAACTTTCTTTCCCTTGCCGAGATACTTATCAGTAATAGCTACAATACGGGGAGCCCATGTAGTACCAAATGCTCCACCAGTAGCATTTTGAATCTTAGAAACAAGGGTATTAAATTGATTCATAAGATCATCAAAGTCAAGTTCTGGCTCTGTAATGTGAGCAGTAGTTGGAGCATCTGTTACATATTGTCCGTTAAAATCTTTTGCTCGCCGATCGATTGCATCACCAATTGCATTAACGAGGTTATCATAACTAAACTCAATGCTATCAGGGGTATATTTAAATCGAGAACCTGCAACAAAGCGAGGGGTGCCACGCATAAATAAAGTGGTATGGACAGTACCATCTTCTTCTTGGAATGGGTGTGCATACCCAATAATATCACTCATACGATCAACCACAAGACGAGGCTGATTTGCGAGAGTAGGTACAATTTGTTGATATTCATTACCATTTTCATCCTTAAAAGTTTTATCTTGTGCGTGAGAAATCATTACAAGACCATATCCCATCTTAGGAATTTCTCGAAGGACTTCATCAAATTCTTTTTTCGCAAGAGCATAACCTTTACCGAATGCAAGATCGCCTACATTAGAGACATTATTTTGATTACAGATATATTTCTCACACAAATCATAAGCGATATCTACAGTATCAATAATTACATTTTTAAATTGTTGATGTGCCTGATCTGAATTAAGTTGTTTTAGAACTTGTCTAAATTCAGATCATTTATTAATTGGCTGTGCCATTACACCAGGAATAGCAAGATAGCCAGTTTCAAATGCACAAAGAAGTGCTTGCGGGAATTGAGCTGCGGTTGTAGTCTTACCAGTCTTAGGCTGACCATAAAGAAGTACAGTATACCCACAGAGGTCGCGACTGACCTCATGTGGCTTAATTGAAAAGATGTCAATCGCCATATATTACCTCCTAAAACTTAAAGTTAGTTGCGGAAGTAGGAGAAGTTGGTGTAGTAGTTCCTCCTGCGAAAGGAAGATCTGCATTGTTAAAAGCATTGTTTTGATTATTTTTAGCATCTGCACGAGCTTTAGCTTCTGCTTTTTGTTGCTCGCGATTAGCTAATCCTTGCTTAAATTCTGCAACTGTAATTGTAGATTCATCATCCCAAGGATAAGATTCTGGTGAAGCACCATCAATGGACCACATGCGAAGAGTACGAGTTGTATACTCAATTTGCGGAGCACCCCATGCTGTCTCTACTTCTCTCTCAATCTTTTGAGTTGTAGAAACAATCTTACCCCAAATATATTTAAGTTCAGGTTGATTAATACTTACATCAAGACTCTCAAAATAAGCCATTCCCGCAGGATTAGTAATAGTATAAGTTACTGGAATAAGGTCACCGCGGAAATTAAAGACATATCCATCTACGTTAGTATAATCATCGCCATTTTCTACTTCAATATGACGAACATTAGTGATTGCCATATCAGTTTCAAAATTATTACGCTTATCACGGAAACCATCATTTGCATAATGAGTGAAACCACCACGGACTTGCTTGGTTTCAACCATGTTTCCATCGCGACCCATAAAATCATTAACCTCTACATCACCTTGAATACGAAGTTTAGTAGCCTTGTCCTTACCATCTTTCTCTACTGTTGGAGCACCGTTAAGAAGAGATTTAAGAATAGTATAAGTTTCATTCTCTTTACCAGTCTTCCAAGTAGGAACTACAAAAGTATAACGTACAGGAACAATATTAATACAATCTTCATCAGTTGCAATATTTACTATACCATTAATATACTCTTGACCAGGCACTTTAGAATTTGGACCTGTTTCTCTTTCAAAGAGACTTGCATTAAAAACATATCCCTCTACATATACTACATTTTTAAATTGTTTCATATAAGATCTTCTTTCTATTATTATGTCTCTTTATTACATTTATATTATATTATATATTTTCTTCGTTGTCAACTTCATTTTCCTCTACGGAGATTTCCGCATTTTCTTCTACAGGCTCTTCCGCAGGTTGTCACGTAGCTTCTAACTCTTCTTCTGTTAGGAATTCTCCTGTAATCCATTCAAACATAGGAAGTGTATGAATCCAGTCAACAAAATCTGTAGACCAACCTGAAAGTTTATGATTTTTACGCTGTCTATACATATTACGTAATACCTCATAATTTAATGAACACATACGTGTTTGTAAATATCCTTCTGGAAGAAGAGATTTAATGTTCTCAAAGAGTTTTTCATTAGGCTCAATATTATAATAATCAATTAAACTATTAACGGCATTAATTTGATTTATCATAGCTCTGTCTATATCTTCATTCATATCCCAATTATAATAAACTTCTTCACGAGAAATGCCGTCTTTTAATAGACGATGCATAGTAGATTGACTATTCTCCACAGTACCAATTTTATAAGTAGCATATTCTTGTCACCAACTGCGGGGAGCAGTAATATTTACTCATACTTCGATTTGACGTAAAAACTTAGCATGTTCTGAACCATTAGCTTGAACTAAACGTTTAGCTAACATATAATCTTCTTTACCAATAACAAGAGCTCCATTTTCATCTATATGACTATCAGCACGGTCATATGATTTTAATGGATGCCTCATACCACCAATTGCAGGAGCAAATCCCGCAATTTCAATTGTTTGAAAATTTACCATCTAATTACTCCCTTTAATTTTATTATATCCAATAGCATCTGAATTATATAACTCAATAAAATATTTTTCTACTCGATTTAATTCTTGAGGCGGACAT